TAAATGAGGAAACAACGCCTATTATTCCAAAAGAAGAATGAGGTGAAACAGTATGGCTTATACCCGTGGTGATTCAAAGCAGATTATTGTAGGTGCAGCAGCAATGTTCGTGTCTACATCTGCAGAATTCGATCCAACCAACGCTAGCCCAGCACTACCTGATTTCGTTGCAGGAACATCATATCGTGAAACGCTTTCAGATTCAGCAGTTGTTCGTAACGTTGGCTACACCATGAATGGTCTTGAACTCCAGTTCCAGCCAGACTTTGGTGAAGTTCAGGTTGATCAGGTTCTTGACGTTGCAAAACTCTACAAGCAGGGAATGCAGGTTAATCTTGCTACTGCCTTTGCAGAGGCTACACTTGAGAATCTTCTTATTGCTATTGCTTCTCCAGCAAATAAGTTGACTCAGGACGTTAAGTTAGACAACCCACTAGAGGCAGGAACGACAAACTTTGCTGACGTTCTTGATCTAACCGCAGGAGATATTGGCGAATGCCCCGTAGAACGCGGTCTCATTGCAGTTGGTCCAGGAACAGGTGACTGTGCCGCAGGAAGCACCATTGAACGTATTTATGTTGCTTACCGCGCACTTTCAATCGAAAACGTTACCGTTTCCGCAAAGCGCGACGAACCTTCCATGTTCGAAGTTTCTTTCCGTTTGCTCCCAGCAAACAACGGTTCATACGGAAAGATCGTTGATCGTCTAGTTCCAACTTCATGATAACTAAATAAAAACTTAATAGGCATTGGCCCCGTCTTTACGGCGGGGCCTTTGTCGTGCTATAATTTATTTGCCTATTACAAGGAGGAACAAAAATTGGCAACAAAAGTAGTAGAAACAGCAAGCATTGAACTTATTAGTGGAAAGAAGATTGGTCTGCGACCACTTAAGATTTCACTTCTTAGAGAGTTCATGTCAAAGTTCGATGGAATTTCTGACGTTGCAACAGACAACACAAAGTCAATGGATCTTCTCCTTGACTGTGTACAGATTGCAATGAAGCAATATTCTCCAGAACTTGCAGAAGATCGTGAACTTCTAGAAGATGAACTGGATCTTCCCAATGTCTACAAAGTTATTGAGGTAGCAGCAGGGATTAAATTTGACGACCCAAATCTGATGATGGCGGGTCAAAGTGGTCGGATCTAGACCTAGCCATCTTAGAGTCTGAGGTATTCCTATTGGGCATATGGAAAGATTATCAAGAATTAGAAGATAGTCTTTCAATGCCAGAACTTGTTGCAACACTAGAAGCAAAAAGAAAAAATGACCATGAAGAAAAAAAATTCATGGCGGCCATTCAAGGAATTAATCTTGATGAGGCTTCTGGTGAAACAAAGGGTCAAAAAGAATGGGAAGACCTCAAGGCTAGAGTATTTAGTGGAGGCCAGTCATCCGATAGCGGCGACATCCTATCTCTGCAAGGACAGAATGCTGTCAAGGCGGGATTTGGTATAGGTGCTGGGCTGGAGTACACAGATTTAAAGGCGGAAGCGCCTAAAAATCCCTTTGCTTAGTGTATAATGTTATAGAGGTGCTAACTTGTGGCTGATGTAAACGCTAATATAAATATTGATATCAATGCTTCATCTGCCCTTGCACAACTCAGAGCACTAGAATCCCAAATCTCTAATTTTAATAACAGCGTTGCTCGTAGTAATGCTGCTGCCATGCAGGTTCAGAGAGGAATGGTATCTTCTCTACAGGCACAAATAGAGGCAACAGGAAACTTTAATACCTCTATTAGAACCATGCAAGGCAGCCTTGATTCCCTATCTACTGCATTCGATAAAGGTACTCTTTCTACAAGGCAGTATTTTAGATATGCTGCATCACAGATGCCAGGTCTTGCTAAAGCATTTCGTGGTCTAGGTGCTGAACAAGCACAAATGGCTGCTCTTGCGGAAGAAAGAGTCAAGAGACTTCAGACAAGATATGTGTCACTTGGCAAAGATGTCAATGGTATGCAGAGAATGCTTGCCATTCAGCCAAAAACTCTTGCTGCAGGATACGCAACTGATATTGCATTGGCAGAGCAACGTCAACAACTTTTTAACAGGGCTTTACAGCAAGGCACAACTGGTCTAGTCAACTGGGGTAAAAATACTCAATGGGCGGGTCGCCAACTTATGGTTGGCTTTACTGTCCCCCTGACTATTGCCGCTGGCGCTGCTGCCAAATTCTTTATGGACCTTGATAAAGCAGGGGTAGCATTTAGAAGAGTCTATGGTGATATGGGCACTTCTACTGCAGAAACTGAGAAAAATCTTCAGGCCATTCAAAGACTGGGAGAAGAGTATACAAAATATGGCTTGGCAGTAAGCGATGTAGTCGATCTTGGTTCAAGGGCTGCAGCAACTGGTGCAATGAATGAAGATCTTCTTGCTGCAACAGAACAAACACTTAGGCTTGCAACATTAGGCCAAACAGACTATAACACCGCATTAGATGCAACCATTTCTTTTCAAACTGCGTTTCAACTTAACTCACAAGAACTTGCAGAAACCATCAACTTCCTTAACGCTGTAGAAAACCAAACAATCCTTACTATGGAAGATATGGCTAGGGCTGTGCCAAGAGTGGCCCCAGTCATCAAAGGCTTGGGTGGAGATGTATCAGATCTAGCCGTATTCATGACTGCATTGCGTGAGGGTGGTGTAACTGCAGAACAAGGCGCGAACGCATTAAAGTCTGGTCTTGCATCATTGATCAATCCAACTGAAAGAGCATCTGAAACTCTCAAGGAAATGGGCATTAATATTAAGGCCATTGTTGATGCAAATCGTGGCGACCTCATGGGTACTGTTAGAGCATTCGGTGAAGCCCTAAGCGCATTGGGAGAGTTTGAAAGACAGCAGGCGCTGGAAGCGACATTTGGAAAGTATCAGTATGCAAGGCTTGGAGCACTCTTTAAGAATATTGCAAGAGATGGTTCTCAGGCTGCAAGGTCCATGGAATTGGCGGGAATGGCAGTCGAAGACCTTGCCTCTTTAGCAGACAAAGAACTTGCAACAGTTTCTGAATCAGTAACAAATCAATTCCTTGGAGCAGTAGAAAGACTTAAAGTGGCGATTGCTCCAATTGGAGAAATGTTCCTTCAGGCAATGACTCCGATTATTGAGGTTGTTACAAATATTGCAAATAAGTTCAATGAACTACCAGATACAGTAAAAACAGTAATTGCTGGCATCGTTGGTGCCGTTGGTCTTATTGCTCCTGCCGTTCTTATGGGCATTGGCCTTATCGCTAACGGTATAGGAAATGGACTTAAGTTTATTCTTGCTCTACGCGGTGGAATCAGAAACCTGGTTGGTGTTTTAACAGGAAGCACTCAGTCTTTCCAGTATCAGTCCAGCGCGGCCTTAGATGCAGCAGCAGCAATGAATGCTCTAGATGGAAGTTCTGGAGCACTTACATCAAGCCTTCTTATGCAAGAGGGGGCGGTAAATTCTCTTATAGGTGCTTATGGAAACTTGGCAGGAGCAGCAAGAGCGGCAGCATCATCTATGCCAAGAGCATTCCCAGCACCAGTTATGGCGGGTGGAGCAAGAATAGTTCGTAGAGCAATGGGTGGCGTAATTCCAGGAACAGGAAATACTGATTCTGTTCCTGCCCTACTAACTCCTGGCGAATTTGTAATGACAAAGGAAGCCACACAACAGTTTGGTCCAGTATTGCAAGCAATGAATGCTGGTGCTGTTCAAGGATTCCAGCAAGGGGGAATGGCTGGATCACAGTCTGCAAGATCAAGAGCATTACAACTTGAATTCTCTCACGTTATGGATAGATTTGAGTTAACTATTGATGATATTTCAAATACAATGAACAAGTTGGCAGATAGCGGTCAAAAAGCAAGTGGGGCATATAAAGAACTTGAAAGAGTCGTTAAAACTGGTGCAGATCCAAATAGACCAGGATTTTATAAAGAACGTGCATTCGGATATGGCAACCTTGGAGTTATGCTTCCAGGAGACATAAACAACCTCCTTGGACAAAGAGGTGGAGCAGGGGCCGCAAGAGGAAATGTTTCTTCAGCAGTAAGATCTATGGGTGCTGGAACGGCGTCAGGATTAATAGATCTTCTAGCACAAAAGGGAACTGTTTTAGATCCAGCAGATGAAAAGAAATTTGCAGATGCATTTTATAGAAATTTTGCTGATGAAATAGATAAGTTGCCAGATGAAATGCTTAAAGATTCTAATCTTGAGCAGCCATTTAGGGCTGCAGCAACAAAGGCAGCATCAGAAGTTAATGACAAGTTTGTCCAAACTGTAAGATCAACAATCGATGAATCTGCAAAAGAAATGACTGCTATTGTTACTGAGAGCGGTCAAGTTCGTAAGGGAAGTGGAAGAAAGCCAATTAGAAGAGGCGTACTTTCTGGAACAACCTCTTTCCTTTCACGAAGAGGGCAGAGGGGCGCTATTTTCCAACGGGTTACTGGAGCAACAATGCAAAATGTTGCCATGCAAAGAGCGCAGCAAATGGGCATGGAGGCAACTGAGTCCGTTGCTGCTGGAGCGCAAACTAGATCTCCATCAGATGCAACAAGAAAGGTTGGCAAGGATGTAGGAGAAGGGCTAGTTCAAGGAATGAACGAGTCTGCTGCAGAAGTAAAGGCCGCTGGAGAAAATATGGGTCGTGCGGCAACTGGTGGGGTTGCAGATGCAGCAAAACAGGGTCAATTAGAACTTTTTGATGAGGGACTTACTCCTAATCTTGGTCAACCAGAACAAATGGCTCTATTTACTGATGACGATATCGCTATGGCAAATAGAGAGGCAGCAGATGCAAGAAAGAAAAATAATTTTGCTATTCGTCAGAATACTGATGCCACTCAAAAGAATACTCTTCAGGTAACCGAATCAACTTCAGCAGAAAGGCTTGAGGCTCAAGCATCAAGGAAAAATGCAAATCTTTCAGCAACAAAAACTCAGGCTGGAGCAACCATGCGTCCAAGCATTTCTACTTCTGGAGCATTTACTCCAGCAGGAGCAGCACCAGTAGCGGGGACGGGAGATGAATCTGCAGCACTAGCGGCAGCATTGTTGGATCAAGAAAGAGAAGTGGAGTCAGCAACAAAGCAAACTAGGGGCCTGAAGGATAGAATGACAGGTCTCAGCAGAAAAATGTTTGGAGTCTCTGCAGCATTTACTGGACTAACAATTGCTGGCTCATTTATGGGTGGACAAATGGGAGAGGTTGCAAGTTCTCTAATGCCGCTCGCTTTTGGAATGGATGCTGTAGCAGGACTCCTTCCAATGATGATGAACCCCGTTGGAATTGCTGTTGCTGCATTTGCTGCGGTAGGTGGAGGTCTATGGTTCCTTAATAATCAAATGAATGACGTTCGCGCAAGAGCACAGGATTTTGCAGACTCTCTTACAACTTCAGCCGCAGAAGTCAATAAGGTCGCTGAATATTTTGGCAACGAATCACTTGTTCAAAGACAACAAATAGTTGATATTGCAGAAAGAGCAGGGGTAAAGTCAAAAGACGTTGTTGCTGGAATGGAATTTATTGGATCTGATGTGGGGCAAGAAATGGCAAGGCAATTTTCTGCCTCGCTTGAAAGAGAAGGTAGCGCTCAATCTGCAGAAAATTTTGCCAACAGGCTTGCAAGCATGATGATGCAGGGAGCAATCGATTTTGGTCAAGCAAAACAAGTTGCAGCAGGTCTGGCACAGCAATTGGGACAGCCAGAAATTTCTGCACAAATTATTGGAAAATTAGAAAGAATTGTTGGTCCAGACGGCAAAGACATTACAAAAACACCTCTTAAGATTGCAGCAGAAATAACTGCAAATGAGCAACAGATAGTTGACAATCTTGTTGCCCCAACCACCAATGCAATAAACAAAGCAATGCAAATGGATGGCGGAACATTTGCTGCAACTGCATTGATCAGTCCGTTAGCAGGAATTGTTACTCAATTAGGAATAGATATTCCATATGTAACTGATATATCAAAAAACTTAATGTCTTTCATTAGTGACGATTTTGAAAATGCTACAGCATCTGCACATACTTATGGAAAAGCGGTTGGAAATAGTTTGCGTAATGCATATGATAATTTAAATTCGGCAATTATTAGAAACGAAGAAATAATTGAAAATGCAAAGAAAAAGGATCGTCCAGAATTAAAACAAAAAGCCCTTGAAGAAGAGGCAAAGATTAGAGATCAGATTGCTCAAATTCAAGAAACTGCTGAACAAAATTTTGGCAAGTTAGTTCAACAAAATGCCGCACTTTCAAAAGAGGCCCTAGATGGAATGCAGGTTTCTTTGAAAGAAATATATCAAGATCCTGCAATGCAAATGATTTTAGAAAATATTTTTGGAAGAACTGGCGGATTAGATCAAGAAGTAAGATTTAATGTTTTGATGAATCTTCAAAGCGGTGCATTAAACCCAATGGCTGTAAATTCATTATTTGATTTAATTGGAAATGATGAACAGGCTGCAGCAGCACTAAATCTTTTAGTAGAATCAAGAGGGCTGGATGCCACAAATGAGTTTATTTTAAAGAATTTGCAAATCGGTGACGAAGAGGTAAGAAAAAAAATCTTATTACAATTTGTTACAGAATCGGCTGGACCAGGGCAGTCTGAGCAAGCAGCAGCATTAGCAGGATTTTCTGAAGATGCGAGGGCTCAATTAGAAAAGCAGGTTGCAGACACAGAGGCAGTCTACAATGAAGCCTACGATCAATATGTTGCTGGTACTGGTCAATTTATGACTTTAACTGCAGGTCAGGCTGATGCACTCATTGCAGAATATGAAGCAGCAGCAGATGGAGCAATAGAGGCTCTTCTTGCTTTCGATGCTGAAAGAAGAAGAATTCTTTTTGACAGTCCTTTTGCTAACGCAGACGGTGTTATCGGACCATGGCTCCCTGAAAATTTGGCGGCCTCATCAGAAGAAATACAAGAATACTTGCTGGTTGTTCAGGATTTGGCTTCTTTAAATATTAAGCCAAAAATAGATTTGAGTGCAACTAAAATATCTAAGGGAGATCTTGAAGAAACAACGGGAGTTCTTAGAGAATTTGCAGAATTGCCTGAAGAAATGCAAAAAACAGTAAATGTTGATATTTTGCAGGCAACAGCAAACATGGAAGTTTTTGATATTCAATGGAATAAAATCGGAAGTTTTAGTGCCTTACAAAAAGAAATAGGCGTTTTAGATTCATTTAGCAGCCCCATGCAAGCATTTGGAATGACCTGGGCACAATTTATGGCATTGCCAAATATTTATAGAGAAATAGTGGTTCAATATACTCTCGCTGTTCAACGAGTAGAAGGAGAATATAGGGCTTCACAAAAAGCAGGAATTCAGTTAAGTCCAGACGCCTTGACCGGAAGACTTGATTCAGCCGCTGCCCTGGCAGGACAGCCAGTAGTTCCAGAAATTGATATCCCTGGCGGCGGCGGAACAACTACAGGAGGCGGAGATGACGGCGGCGGCGGAGGCGGCGGTGGGGGAACCCCAGAAAAGTCTGGTGCAGATCTTGTTAAAGAAATGATAGAAGATCTTAAACAACAACTTAAACTCCTTGGCGACTATAGAAAGAAAAATGGTGAAGTAGTTTCTGGATTAGCAGATGCATTAAGAAGAGCAGGCGCACCAGAACAACTTATTGCAGATATCATTTCTAAGGGGGCAGAAGGCATTAAGATTGCCAAAGAACTTCTTAAGGATAAGGCAAAGAAACTTAAAGAAGTTACAAGTCTTATGCTTGAAGTTACTAGACTTACATTTGTTGAAGCACAAAGAGCAGAGGCAGCAAATCTTGCTACCCAGGCTAGTTCTCAAATGGCCCTTGCAAATGCGGGACTTAATCCAGCAGTTGTAGCCAATATGGACCCCCAGCAGGCTCAAGCCGTTGCTGCAGCATATAGAGCATATCAGCAGGCTCAAAGAAAAGCAGATGCTGCAGAAGATAAGAGCAGGGAAAAAAGAAAGGCAGCCGCTAAAGAACTTGCAAAAACCCGTAAAGAATGGGAAATGGTTACAGATGCAGTAAATAAAAATACTGCAGCACAAGAAAGAAACGCTATTGTTCAAGCGCTGCTTGAAGCAAGGCAGGAAGCAACAAATGCTCAGAACAAGGTTGCTGCTGGACTTGCTCTTGCTGGAAGAGGATTCTCAGCAGAAGGAATTGCTGGTGCATTAGAGGTAGAGGGTGCTGCAAACCAAGTTGTTGCATATACAAATAAAATTAAAGACCTTGAAGCGGAAATGAAAAAACTTGAAAGAAAGGGGGAAAAGAATTGGACCAAAGAGGAAAAGAAGAGATATCGTCAACTTGAACGACAGTTAAAGAAGGTAAACGGAGATTATGGTGAACTTCTTAGACTTCTTAGGCAAATTTCTAGAGAGCAATCAAAGGGTGCTATTGCCAACGCCACGATTGGCTTTGCTGGACAAGCAATGTCAGCAAGAAGGCAAGGCAGGGCACAGAACATTCTTATGGGACAGGGATATTCATATGATCAGGCTTCAGAAATAGCGGGGGACGAAGAGGCTGCAACTGCCATTGTTCAGGCACAGAATGCAGTAAATCGCGGTGAGAAAAAACTAAATGATCTCATTAAAGAAAGATCTAAGTATCCAGTAGGATCTAAAAAATATCGAGAACTCTCTGCACAAATTAGGGTGGCTAGGGGGGAATTAAATGAGGCAAAAACTGCTCAAGATAATCTTAATACCAGCATTGCACAGTCAGTAGAGGAACAAAGAAAACTTAACTGGCAGTCAATCGTTGGCGGAATAACTGCAGAAATTGGGAAACAACAGAATGCCCAAAAGTTCCTAAACATGGGAATTAGCGATCAGTTGGTTCTTAGTAAACTAAATGGTCTAAGTTTGGAAGATCAAAACTACTTCTTAAGTCTTTCAGTCGAAGAGCAGCAAGCATTTATAAACCTGCTTGAACAATCTATACCACTACTTGATAAGATTAATCAATCATTTGAAGAAATTGAGAATCGACAAAGACTTATTTCTATCCAAAATAGAGAAGCAGCAGATGCGAAGCATGGTGAGCGCGACGCACTTGAAGAATCTGCACAACTAATAGACGATGCTGCAAGAGCAAAGCAAAAAGAAATAGATGCTACTCAAGATTTGATTGACGTTCTTCAAGAAGCAAATGATGATTTACAGCATCAAGTAAGCCTTTATGAGAGACAGGTTGAATTAATTCAAAGACAAAGCGATCAACTTAATCGCGGCCTAGATATTATTTCCGAAGAAGAAGAAAAGATCAATAAGTTCTATGACGATAGACTAGAAGCACTTGACAAGGTTCAAGAAGCAAACTCTAGAATTGCTCAACAACAACAGGATCAACTTAATCTTGCTCAGGCACTAAGCACAGGAGACATTTTTGCAGCCGTAGGTGCGGCACAACAAATGAGGTCTAACCAGGCTCAATTTGCCGCTGATGCAGCACGACAAACTTTGGAGGAGGCAAGAGAAAAGGCCCTCGAAAATATTACTGTAAGTGTCAATGGACAACTTATGAAGAGGAAAGATATTGAGGAGCAGATAAGAAAGAACGAAGAGCAGATTTATCAAATTAATCAACTTATGCTTCCTCTTCAAGATACCATTTATGCCAACAACCTTGAGATTTATAGAATTCAAGACACTATCCTTGAGCCACTTCAAGACCAACTTGATCTGATTAACAAACAAAGAGAGGCCATTGATGAAAATATTAGAGCATGGGATAGATACTACAGGTGGCTTGAAGATAATGCAGTAGATCCAAATACTGGAATTAAGTTTAAAGACCTCGCAGAAATTAGAGAATCATTTAGTGCAAGAATGGCTCCAGGAGTTATCAACGAAGCAACTGGAGAAGCATATACAGAAGATGAGGCATTCGCGGCAGCGATAGCGGGAAGAAATATAGATGAAGAAACACAAGCAAGGCTAAAGGCCGTTTTGTTTAGACAAGATGCTACAGATGTGATTACTCCAGAAAATGCGGAGGCAGCAGGAGAGGCTGCTAAGAAGGCTACACCAGAAGTAACAAAACTTAAGGATGAATTTATTAAGGTTAAGAATGCAATCGTATCCCTGGTTAATCCAATTAAAAAATCTGGTAAAACTGTAGATAAGGTTGTATCTGACTCAATAGTTCCATTACAAGAAGAATTTACCAACGCTGCAAATATTGTTGAAGGAAATGATGATTCACTTTTAGCAAAATTTACAAACTTAAATGATTTTATTGTTAGTAGCGTATACTCAGCATTTGATGGACTAATTTCTAGAATAGATAATGCCACCCAAGCGGCCCAACGTCTTGCATCTGCACTTGCATCCATTGAAAGAAATATTGTTGTTACTATCACTACCATTAATACTTCTTCAGGACCCGCTACCGCAGCGTATAAGGGTGGAATGATTAAGGGATATTCTGTAGGAGGGTCAGTATTTGGAAATGGATCTAGGGATTCGATATCTGCTAGACTTACCCCTGGAGAGTTTGTTGTAAGAAAGTCCATGGTTGACAAGTATGGGCTTCCATTATTTGAAAAAATTAATCAAGGATCATTTAATCCTTCATATTCTGTTCCAAGATCAGAATCTTACTCAGTACCTTCTCAAAATGCCTCCATCTCTTCAGTCACTAACGCTCCCGTGTATAATACTTATAGTGTCAATATTAATGCAGAGACTAATGCAAGCGCAGATGAAATTGCAAACAAGGCAGCAATGAAGATTCGTGAAATGAGCAATATGTCATTAAGGAGTGCCCGTGGCTAATAGCGCTTCATATATGCAAGGAAGAAAGTCATTTTTAAGAGGGGCTGGAAGGCCACAGGCTATATTGTTTTCTGATAATCCAGGAACATTTCAGGGTGGCTACTATTATCCAACGGGGGACGAAGGTCAAGACTTTATCATCCTGTCAGATCACAATAGATCAGAAATAAGTATTTCTCAGAGAAGAATAGAGAACAGGCAAAGAATGGTTAATGGTGGAATGAGATCTTATTGGATTGCTGACAAAATGGAAATCTCTGTGTCCTGGAATAGACTGCCTTCTAGACCATTTGATTCTGCAGTAACTTTCGACGAAGAAGGAAAAATAGAACAAACTGGTTACGTTTCTTATACTGCTGACGGAGCAGCAGGAGGTATGGATATGCTAAGTTGGTATGAAAGCCACCCAGGTCCATTCTATGTGTTTTTATCTTATGATAAATACAGAAATAACGACGTTGCAAATTATGACAGACTGTATACCTATAATCAAATACTAAAAGCATACTTTTCTTCATTTAGCCACTCTGTTGAAAAAAGAAGTGGCGCGAACTTTGATTTTTGGAATGTAAGTTTTACGTTAGAAGAGGTTTAAATGTTTGAGTCTTCTATTCTCGCAAATCATCTAACAACATCTGACACCATAAAAGTCGATTCATTTGTTATTGTGGAATGGAATATGAATGATCCAGAAAACATTAAGCAACTGGGAAACTATAGGTATAGGCCAACAGACTCATCTTCTCCATATTTTTTAATTCCATCAAACTTCATTGATATTGAAACTGGACCAATCTACTACTGGACGGGCGCTACAGACTCCGACACGGTAATTGAAAGCGGATTAAATACACAAGATGAGCCAACAGTATTCCTTTCTCCAAAAACAAAAATGAAGTTGCTGTATTCCCTTGAAGATTGCATTAAACCATTTAGGCCAAGATCTGGAATTAACAAGGTCTTGTATCTAGGAACCCTTGGACAGCAGCCAGGTACTGGTCAATATATTGACGACCCAAGAAAAGAAGCCGCTCGCAGACCAAGATATTACATGGCATCAAAAGATGACCAATTCAAATATTGGACCTCTTATAGAACAGAATATGGAATTCCGACACCTATCCCAGGAAATCCAGAGCAGTCAGAGGAAAGAGAAGTTGTAAGGGGTATATCATTTTCTTTTTCTCCAGATGGCCCTTATTATATTGAAGATACTGCGCCATTTGTTGTTTATCAAGAATCAGTACCTACAAACAAAATAGTGGTAAAAGTGCAAACCAATGTGGGCGAGGTAAGTCTAGGAAACTTTAGATACGGCACCACATCTGGAGTGGCAGACCCATTGTTTGGCGATGTTAATAAGACTACCCCACAGAGATGGAGAATAGAGGGTTTAAAAAATGGATCATGGTCAACATTGGCTACATTTGATGAAAATAGCACAAAGCCAGATGGCTCCCCCCTATTTGGTCCAGACGGCTATCTTGAAATCTCCTATGGACTAAGAATCCCACAAATTTATGAAAATATATTTTCTTATGTGGGAGAATTTCCAGATGCAACACTTTTACCAGATTCTGCAATAGTCGGGGATTCATACTTGGTTAAGCAAGATAATGAAGACATAGGGACATTTTATATCTATAACGGATCTGGATGGGATAGTTTTATTCCAGAATACGGGTGGACCACATCTTCCGAAGAATTTTCAAAAAATAGCAACTATGTGACAAAATTTTCAGATCCAGAGTATTATTTTTCTGGAACAGACAAGGTGTATAGAGAATTTGAATTTATTGATGGTATAAGAATAGTTGTGAATACCATGAATCGCGCTAACTGTACTTTTGATTTAATTGAAATGTCTCCAAGACTGGTTGGAAACATTACCGATTTTGTGAGCAATGTGTCTATTACCAAACCCATGTCGGATCTTGGAAACTCATCTCTCCCAGTCGGTAATTTGTTGGCGGCAACGGGAAAGTTAGACATCTTTGATGACACAATGGCATTTAATGAAACAAACGTTTTCGATGAAGAAACCAATACTGGGAGCATAGTTTATAAGTATTTGGATAAAATTACAAAATTTATAATATATAACAATGTTAAAGAAGTTCGTTATGAAAATGCCACACTTGATTATTTTATTCCACAAAAAACCATGTACGCCTATGGATTTCCTCAGACAGTATCTCCAGGAAATGCGCTATCTCTAGAATTAAGAGATTTCTTTTTCTTCCTGGAGTCTTCCAAGGCACCTCAACTTTTTTTGACAAATGTCTCGTTAAGTTATATTGTTATGCTACTTCTAGACTATATTGGCTTTGACAACTACGTTTTTAGAAGAACAGAAAATGATGAAGAATTAATAATTCCTTATTTCTTTGTGGAGCCTGGTCAAAACGTTGCAGAAATTTTGCAAAAACTTGCAACAGCAAGCCAGTCTGCGATGTTTTTTGACGAATACAATAATTTTGTAGTTATGTCAAAAGAATACTTATTGCCAAACTCAGAACAAACAAGGGCAACTGACCTAATGCTACTTGGTCAAGAAACAGTATATGATCAAAACAATAACTCTTATTATCTTATAGACGAGGTTTATGATGTATCTGAGATGCAATCAGAATTGGACGGGGCGTATATAAATCTTTCTAATGATTCAATATATATTTGGTCAGATGGCTCCTGGCAAAATATTGGTCCTGTAGATAAAATTGAAAGACCAAACATAGTTGAATTTTCTACAAAAGAAAATAAATTCTATAACTCGGGTCAAATTAATTACACGGTAAGATACTTGCAAAGATCAATCGGCTCTACTAATGCTGCTTTAAAAATTGATGAATACAAAAATTATATTTATAAGCCAGTATTGTTGTGGGAGGCACCAGGAAATCAAAATAGACAAACTATTAATGAACTGGGTGGACAAAGTAGCGGGTATGTTTTGGGTGCGATTCCACTAAATTCTGATTTGACAGAAGCCTTGCCATATGCCTTTAATAATTCTGTTTATAACAACATCATAGATGTTGGAGAAAATATTTATTGGCTAGTAGATTTTCAGGGATATTTCTATGCCAATGGGGAGATCATCAGATATGATGCAGTAGAATATTCTGTGTCTGGGCAAATTTCACCAGTATGGATTAAAAATAATCAAGAGTATCAAGACTACTTTGGAAACCTTCCATTTAATGGAAAAATGTATCCTACTGGAAGAATTAGAATTTATACCAACCCCGAATTCGAAACAACAGAAGGCTTCAATGAGTTAAGGCTTAAAGATGCCAATCCAATACCGATACATGGAAGAGGTCAGTTTGGAACCGCCGTAACTAGCCACCCCGCTGGATTTAATAATGATACATATTGGACAAATGATGACAATGTGTATGGAATAATACAGGATGCGTCGTCTTATCTGTTTAATATCAATGAATATGTTAACTATCCCCCAAACCTAACAAATTCAGAATCTGGAAAACAAAAAACAATTGGAACAACATTTATTTCTTCAGACATATATGCAAATCAATCTGGAAGAAATGGAATTATAAAAAACTTTTTGACAGATAAATATTTTACAGAAAAAGAAGTCTCTTATAAAAAGACTACTGAGCCAGGAACGGTGCAGTCCTCCGCACTAGTATTTACTGGCCCTGAAATTCCTCAACAAGTTGAGCCATCAAATTTTGTTTCTTATATATATAAAGATTTTATCAATGAGGACGGAACCTCTACACCATACAGGCACTATGGAACTAGAATGAGAATTATAGGGACAATCGATGCAGCAACAAATAAGATTCAGAGTCCAGTAAACAGTTTCCCAATATTTTCTGGGGGCATTTCTTTAGATCCAAATAACTCTTCAATTCCCTCTATATCTGCTAATACGGATAGCGCCGAATCAATTATAAGAGGCGGAACTGGTGGCATTGCCATTAATGTTGATAAAAATAAAAATACTGGTTACTTTTTTGAAATCGTAGCGCTTTCTGTTGACGATCCTTCTTTATATAGCGATAATAATTCTAACTCTATAAACGCTGAAATTATTTCAAGCCCCGCTCCATCTGCAAACAATGGAACTGTAACGGTGTATACAAAAAATCAGGTCCCGTTTGAAGTTGGTCAAACTGTAATTGTTTATGGCCTCGTAGATGTAGCCAGTCCACAAAACACCTCAACTCCATTGAATGGCGAATATACTGTTCAGTCTATTTCTTCAGATAAAAAGAGATTTACATATACAATACCAGGCAGTTCTTTGACAACAACATCACAAACTGGCGGTAGCGCTATAGCGTCATCTCCATCTGCAACAAATCTTGCTAATGTATTTTTCTATAAAACATTGTCTTGCGATAAAGCAAATAAAATTGCAGCATATCAAAGACAGTCTAATGTTTTAACATTAAACATGCTTAATCAAAATTACTTCCAGGTAGGAGAAAAAATAAACCTAACTCTTTCCCCAATAGAAGGAGAATATATCGTTCTATCTTCAGAGAATCATATTATTACTGTTGCTAGTTCGGGCTCAGACATATCTTTGACGGTCCCCACCTACTCAGAATCCTCTTCAGACAATATTGTTCTTAGTGAGCCAGTAAATATTCCGTATAAATTGTGGAGTGGACTAACGTCTATAAATGTAGATAGCGGTGAATTTTATGGTCAATCAAGATTGCTGGCTGAACAAAACTCTACTGTTTATGATTTAGCAGCAGAATATGTAAATATAGGCTCTACAAGAAGATTTTATATTTATCTCAATGGCAAGCAATTGACGTTTGTCGATGATGAAACACCACTTCCAGAAATAAATTCATTTGCACTATTCACAAGGGGAACATCCAAGTGTATGTTTGAAAATGTTTATGCATTAGCAAGAAATTATTCACAAAATACGGTGGCACCAGTTCAGTCTGGAATTGCACAAATATTTGGAGATTCTGAAATTGATGCAACAGAGGCATTGCGAAAATATGCATTAAGCGGTATAGTTCAAAAAACCTATTTGTCTGGAATAAATAGTTTAGAAGAGCCAAACTATTCCATGTATTTTGAAGAATTTGGAACCATCCTAAGACAGGCTGCATACTTTAATGTTCTTTATGATAGGGCGTATCCAGCACTTTCTGCAAACTTAATGAAAACTACAAACAGAATTAAGGGGTATGCGACATCTGGATTTTATGCATGGTCCTACGGAGCAGAATTTTTAATTTTTAACTGTACTGATTTTGCAATAACACTAGATGATACAAGCGGAAACTTTTTAAAGATACTTGGTGTTGCCTTTACTCAAAACACCTCTTACTCTATGACTATTGACGATCTGTATAAAAAGAGGTCGAATTTGCTTGACACCTCTCTAAACAAGTCTCCAGTCCTTAGAAGTTCTACATCTATAGATCAAGAATATAATAGAATTAAAAATAGCATTGACAAGTATGGTAAAAATGAATTTACTATCGAAAGTCCATATATACAAAGCACAGATGCTGCAGAGAACGTCTTTGGCTGGGTGGTAGATAAAATTTGTAAGCCAAGAAAGATGATTGGTGCTAGATTATTTGGGGTAGAAAATATCCAACTTGGAGACATTGTTAAAATTAAATATATAAACTCTGACAATATAAATATAATTAGTAATCCTGATATGAGATTTACTGTATATCATATAGAATATGTGAAAGATGAAAATGGACCAAGCACAACAGTATTCTTGGCGGAGGTTTAAATGAGCGATTTAAATAATTACAAAGAAAAGGTTGCCAACGATGTTGCTGCGGGAGTAATCTCGCCACAATTAGGGAACCAAATGGTACAGCAGGCAATAATTTTGGCTAACCCAAACGGCGATCTTGGAGCGAATGATCGCTATGCATTGCGATATGGACACCTTAAAACTCCGCCGCCTCCCCGTCCACCGCTCCCACCAATATTTATTCCAACGCCGCAGCCACAGCCAGATGATCCAACGCCAATTACGTTTAGGCCATTTCGTTTTCGTCGGCCTTCATACGAGGCCCCGCCTCCCCCTGTGCCAGTAGTCCCAACTCCTCCGCCAGCACCAGAAATAACAAAGGGTGTAAAACAGGCAAGCCCAGACATAATCGTTTTTGATGAAGACTCAATAGATCCAGGATTTTTAATTGAAGCATTTTTTGAAGAATTCGGTGGAACAGAATTAATAAATATTTCTAGAACAGACCTTATAAATGGAGACAGAGTTTCTTACTCCCCCATTGTCAATTTAAGCGAAATATATAGAAAATATAATCCAAATAACATTATTTCCATTGCTCAATATCAGGAATTGCCAACAAGGTACGGCATAGATCTTTTATCAAGAGAGCCAGAGGCTCCCTATTTTGATGAAAATGGGGACATGGTAATTGAAGTTGGAATTATTAAAGACGATGAATCAATAGAAGTAGAATTTGCCCTAAGTGGTACAATAAATAGGATTGAGCAATGATTACTAATAGTGGAAAAGAATTAGTCGCAAAGTATTTATTGGGCCAGGTGCCAGCGTATGCTACGCACCTTTCTATTGGCTGCGGGGCCGTACCCTTAGACTCCTCTTACTCCTTTTCTCCATCAGAGATATCTGCCTTGCAGTCAAAGGAGGCCATGGATTTTGAAATGACGAAATTGCCTATTATTTCAAAGGGCATGGTTGAAGAAAATGGAAATCTAAAATTAAGTTTTATATCAGAGTTGCCAAAAGAAAATCGATATGAGATCACCGAACTCGGCATTTGGTCGGCGGGGGCCAATAATTTAGCAACCAATTCCGACAGCAGAATAATTTTTAATTTTTCAGAATCTTGGGAATCACATGATACATCAATTAGTCCAATACCATTTTTAGATAATATAGGTGTAGAGGGCAATATAGACTTGATTACTGCAGGAAATCCTGAAGACTACTCTATCTTTTCCGTGGCATCAAATAACATTACCTTAAAAAACGCCTCCCGTATTGACAGAAATGAGGGCGCTAGATATTTAAATAGAAAAATAATGATGAGGGGTGACTCAAGTACCATAACTGGCTCCGCTGGATCATGGGACGCAACGGGGACACATATTCATTTAAACTCAATTAATTTTTCTATTCAAAACAATAGCCCATCAGATGTCCTAAAGTTAGCGTTTTCTGTGGTTGATCAATCAGCCTTAGGAGCCCTCGGAGTTCCAGATACAGTAAAAATTTTAATTCAATTCTATAGAAATGAAATTACCGATACTCGCGGCTTTGCCAAGGCCGAACTTGAAATAAATGGTTCAGAATTCACAAATAATAGGTATCATGTGGCAAGCATTCCTATTTCTGACCTAATAACCTCTCCAGACTTTACTGCATCAGAAATTAGAACATGTAGAATCTTTGTTTCAACAATAAAAAATTCTGTCGTATCAGATGACTATTATATATTGCTAGATGCATTTAGAATTGACAACATTACCACAATCAATCCACTTTATAAAATGGTTGGCTACTCAATTGTAAAAATAGATGAAAAGCCAATTATTAAATTTCAAAACACTAACAACTATATAGAATTTAGATTTTCGCTAGGACTAATCTAATGCCAAAATTAATTGTTTCAAAAGACAATTTTATAGATTTAGATGTTTATACTCAAAAAATACAAACAAGATATAGAGTAACGACAGATGATAAAAACGTTACCTCGTATTGGTCTTCAATATATTCAGTAGACCCAATGCTTTTTTTTACAAGAGGAACAGTAGAAATTCCAGGAAATATTTCGGTCGAAAAAGTGGGTTCAAATATAAAAGTTATTTGGGATTCAGTTGCTGCCTATAAAGATCTATCTTCTGATCCAGTTTTAGAGTTGCCGTATTATGATATTTGGATAAGATGGGCAGACTCAAATGGAACTAATCCAGGGCAATGGCTTCATGTAGAAAGATCGTCATCAACCTCCCTGGACATTATAGTCCCGCAATACTATACTGGTACAACTACTCCAAAATATATTTTTGTTGAAATATATAGACCAGGCAAGCCAATTTTAAGATATGAAGATACTATTTCTTTTTTGCAAAATTCAGATACAGTAGATATTACTAATGACACTATTGAAATAGAATCTGGATATAGATATACAACTGGCTCCCCAGTAGTCTATACATCATCTTCTCCAATAACAGGATTAACAAGTGGAAACACATATTATATTCGTGTAATTGATTATTATAAGTTTTCTCTTCATCCTACAGAGTCTGATGCTGTACTTAATTTAAATAAAATTAATTTATCTGGATCTTTATCTGGAACGGGAGAAATAGTTGGAAGGCCCTTCCTGATGTACTTTGGTGAAACCAACTTCTAGTGGTATAATTTAGTCATGTCAAAAGTACCCCTCCCAGATCGCGGTCAGCCGCTTGATGTTACATATATTTATCAGTTGGCTAATGCTATTAACGATGTTTCAGATTCTATTTCTACTGCTACCAATAATTACGCCACAATTGATACTCGTCAGGTAGGCAAGCAAAGTTTTAGAATTCCCAATATTAGAATATATGCAGGGTATACGGATATTGCAAACGCACAGGTGGTAAGTCCAACTACAACTATTGAAAAGACCGTCGATCTTGGTGTTAATTTTGCATATCCACCAATCATTACTGCAACAGTTGTAAATAACAATACGCAGGCCGCAGGAAATGATGCAAATGTGATTGTTAGTTCCACTACAACTAGCGCGGTATCTTTTAGAGTAAAATTCTCCACTACTGGAGAGGTTTCAGTTGGAGTAAACTTTATCGCCATCGGCGTACCAGCATGATATAATTTTGTTCATTATGCTGAATTGTAAAAAATGTAAAGGAAGAATGTTTTTAGATAGAGCATTTTCCCAACACAATCATTTAGAAACTTTTTGTATTAGGTGTGGAGCCAGAAAGTTTTATCACAATTTTGATAAGGTAAATGGGGAGGCTGCAAGATTATGGCGCATGGAGCAGATGAGGATGGAAGCCTCAATATCCCAATGATTCAGCGTCCCCGCAGAAAGACATGGTTCTTAGACGGGGACCTAGTGAGAATAACTCATGTTAGCAGAGCGCAAGGACTAGTAACTCT